TGGTTTATAACTTCCTGAGTCTTTTATTTCAAATGCAGACCCACAAGTTCGGCAATTATTGCGAGCGGCATCACAAGAAGGAAAACATCTTGCCAGTGTGTATGATTGGGAAATATTACAAAAAGAAGGATCATTCACAACGGCAGCGCAAGAGAGCCAAGGAGTGATGACAACTGTTGCATCAGACTTTGATAGGTTTGCAAATGATACGATGTGGAATCGAACAACAAGTGAAAAGATTTATGGCCCTTTAACTGATGTTCAATGGCAAAGAGAAAAATCTGATGTTACAAGTGGAGTAACAAACTACTTTAGAATAAGAGGTGGTTCAATACTGTTCACTCCTAATCCTGTTGTAAGCCAGACAGTCAAGTTTGAGTATTATTCTAAAAACTGGGTTGACACAGGATCAGGTGCTTCCCCTGCTGTTGCTGATGGTTCAGCATTTGATAATGACGCAAATACAGTTGTTTTTGATGAAGAGCTAATGACTCTAGGTGTAACATTTAGATGGTTGCAAGGCAGAGGATTAGATTTTACAACAGCATTTTCAAATTATCGTGAAAGGCTTGAAATTGTTAGAGGCCAAGATGGGGCTAAACCTAATATTGATATGGGTGGGTTAAATTATGGCTTTCTTGGAGTTAATGTTCCATCGTCTAATTATGGAACATAAAAAATGCCAGTTTATAATCAGCAATCATTAGGGGATGCACTTTTATATCCTGATAGGTCGGTAAATCGCACAACTACAGGTTCTAATTATAATTCTAATTATAATCCTTTTGTAGTTGCTCGAAAACTTGGTTTAAACGTGCCTAACTTTGCTGTTGATGCGCCTAACGTCACTATGAAAGACCTTGCTGGATTACTATTGGGGGCTGGAATGGTTGAAAGCCAACAAATGGGGAACCAAATGGCGCAAGAACGTAAACTTGGCAATTATGGCAATGCTGCATTATATGGATTAGGTGCTGCTGGCATGGCTGGGTCTGAATTATTTCCTTCAATATTTGGATCAACAATACGCAAAACAATAAAAAGCGGTTTACCAGAACTTTTAAAAAAAGGAACAGTTGACCAAAAATCGTTAGGTGCAAATGACTATGATGTTTTAGCTGGTAGTAAACCAGAATATTTAGGAGTAGCCCCTGACAGGTCTGGTTATACATATTTGCGACATTCGCCAGCAAAAGGAACTAGTGAAAGAACGCAACTAGCAATTAAAAATCTTAGGGCCGACAAAGATAATTTAAAATCACAAATGATTGCTGATATTAAACAAGGTGAAAAACTTGGAGGCAGTGATTGGTATAACACAGAAGAATTGCGGGATTGGTTTATAGGTGAGCTTGGGCAAAAAAAAGGTGATGCTGAATATAAAGAATTTATAGAATTAATTGGTGTAACGTCACCAGCATCTAAAGTTGAACAAAATATTAAAGCTGCGTCTGCAATTAGAAATCTTCTTGCAAACAACTCTGATTATCTTGCTGGCACATTAGCATCTAAAACATTAAAAGACGCAAGAAAAATGGCAAAATATCGCCCAGAAGGGTATGGGCATTACGCTGCTGGCGCACAAGAAATGGCTGTGGCAAGGCAACAACGAGGCGAATTTATGCCAACGCCTCAAGGCAAAGTACGAGCAGTAGATGACACATCAACTGTTAATCCAAAGCCAAAAGGTTTCAAGCAGAGTCTTTTAGGCAACCCAACAAATATAGCAGCAGATTTACATTTTACACGCTATATGGCAATGGCTTCTGGTAGTCCTGAATGGATTACTAACAGTAGCAATTTGTCGCAAAAATTTGAAAAACAGTTGCGTTCAAAATATGGAAATAAAATAGAGAAATACATAAAACAAACAACGGATACTGTTGGCAATCCTGTAGTTCGTTTTGACGCAAAACGTGCGCTCGATGACAAAGTTACTAAAATGAGCGACTACAAAAATGAACCAGCAATGTATGCAGAAATGCCAAAAAACAATGAGTATAAAGCGTTTGAAAAATATATGAATGAAATTGGGCAAGAATTAGGAATGACAGGCCCACAAGTACAAGCAAATTTGTGGATGGGTGGTGCAGCAAAAACTGGTGTTGATGAATCTTCTTTAGGCACATTTATGCAGATTTTAAGAAACCGTGCAGACAAACGAGCAAAAGAAATAGGAACCACACGATCAGCAGTGTTGCAAGATTTTATTAAAAATAAAGGTTTACTTGCTGTGCCAATAGCAGCTGGCGCAAGTGGGCTTTTAGTAAATGCTGATCGTAACGAGGAAATGTGACGGCTAGACAAGCCTTTAGCGAGGTACACCAATCTATCTATTAACTGCTTTAGTTTAATTATCCTCGCACCAAACAGCTACCGCCATAGACAGTATACTAAAATTTTAAACAATTTAAAACAAAAAAGTGATAGCACATGAGCAATAAAAAAAATCAAATTAGAGGGAAATAATGAGGCAAGCACAAGGCACAGCAGTCCCTGCTCCTATAGGTGGTTGGAATACTCGTGATGCAGTAGACATGATGGGGCCAGCAGATGCTATTATTCTTGATAATTTCTTTCCTGATGAAAGTGAGGTAAAATTAAGAAATGGCAGTGCATCTCATGCGACAGGGTTAACTCATGCAGTTGAGTCAATTATGCCTTACAAATCAGGTTCAGCGAGTAAATTGTTTGCGGCTACCAGTGGTGGCAATGTTTACGATGTTACAAGTTCGGGGTCTGTAGGATCAGCTGCAATTTCCAGTTTATCTAATGGTCAATTTCAATATGTAAACTTTGGAACAAGTGGCGGTAATTTTCTGTGGATTTGCAATGGTGCGGATGCTCCTAGACATTTTAATGGCACATCATGGGCAACACCTTCTATTTCTGGAGTTACAGGTTCGACAATTGTTAATGTAACAGCGCATAAAACAAGGTTATTTTTTGTTTTAATTAACAGTTTAAAATTTGGTTATTTGCCTGTCGCAAGTGTAGCTGGAACAGTAGCAACTTTTGATTTAGCTTCTATTGCTCAAAAAGGTGGATCATTGCAAGCTATAGGCACTTGGACAAGAGATGGTGGTGATGGTTCTGATGATTTAGCCGTATTTCTTACAAGTGAAGGTGAGGCAATTGTTTATGCAGGAACAAATCCTGGAAGTGCAGATGCTTGGAATTTAGTGGGTGTTTTTAATATTGGTAGACCAATTGGCAGAAGATGCGTTGAAAAAGTTGGTGCTGATTTAATTGTTACAACAGAAAATGGTTTTTTGCCTTTATCAAAAATTTTACCATTAGGGTTAAGTGCGCCAAGTGCGGCTATATCTGATAAAATATCAGGGTCAGTAAAAGAAGCCGCCAGAAATTTTAAAAGCACGTTTGGATGGCAAAGTATATTATACCCCAAAGGTGGCTTTGGTTTGTTTAATGTACCAAATTCTACAGTTAGAGATTATCACCAATATGTAGTTAATTTGACCACAGGTTCATGGTGTCGGTTTACAGGTATGAATGGAAATGCTTGGGGCGTTCATGAAGGAAATTTATATTTTGGTGGAACTGGAACTGTTTTTCTTGCAGATACAGGAGCAAATGACGCTGGAACCGCTATAGAAGGCAGTGGGAAGACTTCTTTTCAATACTTTGGCGGTAGGGGCATTTTGAAACAATTTACTCTTATACGCCCAATTATCGCCTCTGATGGGGCATTGCCTGTTAGTATAGGTTTTGATGTAGATTTTAAAAATGGAACAAGTATTTTTACACCAAGCTCTGTATCAAGTGAGGGAGCCGAATGGGATGTAGCAACATGGGATGTTTCACCTTGGGCTTCTGATTCGGAGCCTATCCAGACATGGCGCAGTGTTACAGGCGTTGGGTATAATGCGGCAATTAGGATAAGAACATCAACAACGAATCAAGGTGTGACATGGCATGCTGTAGATGTTCAATATAAAAGTGGCACTGGACTTCGATAGTGCTTGGCCTCTTTTGAACGAAGCCGTTCAAATGGGAGATGGCATTAAATATTCAGAAGTTTCTGAAGGATTAAAAACAGGACATTTTTCTTTTTTTAGCAGAGAGCATAGTGCAGCGATTACAGCATCTGATGGAGAAACTCTAAGAATAGGGTTAGCTGGAGGCGATCTTAATGAGTTGTTTGAAATAGAAAAAGAAATTACAAATTATGCTATTACTAATGGATATAAAAGAGTAGAAATAATGGGCAGACCTGGTTGGGAAAAAGCCTTGAAAGGATATGATAAAGTGGCTGTTTTATTAAGGAGAGAATTATTAGTTTTATAAAAAATTTGTTTTCATCACCAAGTCCTCCCTCTGCGCCTAATCCGCAGTCAATAATTGGAGCGCAAGGAGCTTCCAATGAAGCTACTGCAAGATTAAATGCACAGTTAAACAGAATGGACACTTACACGCCATTTGGTTCTGTAACGTATACAGATATGGGTGATG